CGGCATTGACGTGGTATTTCATCTTGCCGCCGAGACGAGCGTGTTCAACGACCGCCTCGACGACATCGAGCGAGAGAACGTGCACGCGTTCATGGTGGTGGCCACCGCTTGCCGCCGCTACGGGGTAAAACTGGTCTATGCGTCCAGCAGCACCGCCAACGCCTGCAACACAACTTCGATGTACGGCATGACGAAGCACTTCAACGAGCAGTTCGCGAAAGCCTACTGCCCGAGAGCAACCGGCGTCCGTCTTCACAACGTGTATGGTCCCGAACCACGAGAGGGAACTCTGCTGTACAACTTGCTTACCCAAGAGACCTGCACGATTTACAACGGCGGACGCAACGTGCGCCACTTCACCTACATCGGTGACGCGGTAGAGGCGTTAATCTACGCTTATGCCTGTAACCGACAACTGGTGAATGCGGTGAACCCTGTGGGCAACACCGTGCGTGAGTTCTGCGACGAGGTGGCCAAGTACAAGCCCCTCAACCTTGACTACACGGACGAGTTGCGGCCCCTCGACAATTTCGAGCAATCGGTAAACGAGACGATTTTCACTGTACCTTTGCCGTACCGAAACATAGAGCAAGGTCTCTCACAGGTGTTTTCGGAAACATCTCTGCGGAGATGACATAAATGTTTGACGCGACCGCTGGTGTCTGCGTTTCATCGTGGAGCCAGCGGTCTTTAATTTTCAACGACATGGCACAAGACAACAACAAAGACAGACTGACACCAAAACAAGAGATGTTCTGCCAGCATTACGTTGATATAGGCAACGCAAGTGAGGCCTATCGCCTTTCATACAACTGTGCCAACATGAAACCATCCGTGGTAAATGTTAAAGCAAGTGAGTTGCTTAACAACGGTAAGATTAGGGTAAGGGTAAACGAACTTATGGCTCAGCGTGCCGAGGAAACAAAAGTTGACAGGAAAAGGGTTGAAGAGGTGCTAATGGGCATCGTTGACCTTGACCCAGCCGAGATGTATTATGTTGACGAGGAAACTGGCAAAGTCAGGCTCAAATCGCCCAATCAGATGCCAACACGGATGCGTAAGGCTCTCAAGAAAATCAAGAACAAGTTCGGCGAGATAACCTACGAGTTTAATGGCAAAACCGAGGCGGCTGCACTGCTGGCCAAAATGAATGGCTGGGAAGCTCCGACAACGGTAAATTTGACAGGAAAAGGAGAGTTATTGCTCGCACCAAAGAAAGACTGATGCGCATTGACCGTGAATTGTTCTCGCCGAACGCTTTTTGGCTATGGAAGTACACACTCGATCCGAGCGTGCGCTTCATCGTGCTTTATGGTGGTTCTTCCTCCGGCAAATCGTTCTCGGTGGCTCAGTTCTTCGCCATCCTCGCCTACTACGAGGAGTGCAGCATGCTTGTCATGCGTAAGGTTGGCGCAAGCATTGAGAAAACAATTTATGCCGACTTCAAAGCAGCCATCAATGGCATAGATGGATTGGCGGAGTGCTGCCGCTTCAAGCAGAACAGCATCGTGTTCAACAACGGTGGCAAGATTGATTTCAGCGGTCTTGACGATCCCGAGAAAATCAAGGGTATCAGCCAGTACAAGCGAGTATTCCTTGACGAGTTAAGCGAGTACGATGAAACCGACTTCAAGCAAATCCGCCTGCGTCTGCGTGGCCAGGAGGGGCAGCAGATTGTTGCAGCCTTCAACCCTATCAGCGAGGAACACTGGATCAAGAAAAGATGGTTCGATAGGGAGGAATGGCACGAAATTCCCATGTCGCTGACCGTTGGAGGTGAGACACTGCCGCCAGAATTATGCGCCGTCAAGTCGGTGCGCATGAACAGCGAGAAACTAATCCTCAACCCCAACACCGGCGAGTACGACCGCCATGCGCCCGACACAATCGTTATCCAGTCCACCTACCTCAACAACTTTTGGGTGGTGGGTTCGCCCGATGGGAAGTACGGCTACTACGACTATCAGGCGATAGCCAACTTCGAGAACGACCGCATCAACGACCCCGACTACTACCAAGTCTATGCCCTTGGCGAATGGGGACACATCCGCACAGGTGCGGAGTTCTTCCCCTCGTTCAACCGTGGTGTGGTGTGCGGCAAGTTCCCTTTCAACCCCGAATTGCCCATCCACATCAGCATGGACTCCAACGTGCTGCCGTATGTCACCGCCACGTTCTTCCAAAAAGAGTATAAGCCCGACGATGTTCAGCAAGTTACGCAGTTTGATGAGCTGCCGATAGAGAGCCCGAACAACTCGGCACGCAAGGCCGCGAAGGTGATTGCCGCCAAACTTCGGGAATACAACTACACTGGCAAGGTCTATCTGCATGGCGACGCGTCAGGCAAGGCAGCGAACACCATTGACGAGAACAACCGCTCGTTCTTCGACCTCGTCATTGACGAACTGGAGCATGAGGGCTTTGAGGTGGAGGACTGCATCGGCAACAAGAACCCTGCCGTGGCGACCACCGGCGAGTTCATCAATGCCGTGTGGGATGGTCGTGTGCCGGGTGTGGCTATCCGCATCGACAACGACTGCACCACGTCGATTGACGATTACCAGGCGGTGCAGAAGGACGAGAACGGAGCAATCGCCAAGCAGAAAGTGACGAACCCGGTCACCAAGCAGAAGTATGAGGCACATGGGCATTGCAGTGACGTTCTACGCTATATTTGCCACGACCTGCTGCGTGCGCAGTACACGGAGTTCAGCATGGGGCGCAAACGCTCGATCTACAGCGAGGGCGAGTTCAAGTTCTTCAACCCTGCCACCGAGTACGACTACGAGCAGGCAATCGTGTATGTGCTGCCGTCGTTCGGTGGCCGTTTCGCTTTGGCTCGTCTCGCCCGCATCGCCGACCGCTGGCACCTCACCGACGTATGCCTGCGCCCGGTCAAGGGTAACGAGGAAATGGCCGGGTGGATACGCTCGTTAACCGCCACGATGTTTGTGGTGGAGTGCCAGCAAGCCTACTTCCCGATGGTGCGCGACCTGCGCAAGGACTTGCCACAGGTGAATGTGCTGAAACTCGGCAGCGACCACCGCGTGCGTATCTCGGCGATGAGCGACTGGGTGCGTGCCCATGTCCACCTCGACCCCGAGAAGATGAGTGAGCCTGAGTATGCCGCGTTCATGGGCGACGTGCTTGACTACAACGACCAATCGCCTGCCGACCAGACGGCGGCATCAGCTGTGCTTTCGGGGTTGGCACGCATCATCATTCGCGGTGTGTAAGCACGGATGATTTTCAATGAGTTAGCAAAGGTTAAGGCGACTTGACACAGGTTCAAAAAGGCCTTTTTGGTACAAAAATTGCATATCATATTATAAACAACTATAAGTCAAACATTTAATTCATTTGCGATATGAAAACGAACATCACCCTCCCTGCTGACTTCTATCAGCAACTCTACGACAAGATTATGGACTACAGCTTCGAGCCCGAGAATGAGGACGACAGCTGGTGTGACATGGAAGAGATTGAAATCGGCAACTTCATGGTCTCTGTCCGCGCCACCTTCGAAGTCGAGTTCATTGATGACAGCTTCGACCATGCTTTCGGTACCGAGTACGCGTATCACTTCGAGGCCGGTGACCTTAAGAGCATCGAGGACGTAGTCATCTTCCACTACGATGAGGACGACAACGAGACTGAGGTGACCGACCAATTCGACTCCCAGTACTTTTGGGAGCAATTCAAGGTTTACGGCACGAAGAGCAAGGGCGTGCAAATCCACCACGGCGATGAAGTTGTGGTCAAGGACAACCGACTTTGGGGTGTATGGAAAAAGATGATTTACCTCTACACCGACAACCGCCTGGGTGTCCACGTATGCTGCCGCCGTCTCGACAAGTATCCGCTCAAAGTGAATTTCAAGTGCATTCTCCCTGCCACCACCGCCGCGCTGGCAATCGTTGGCAAGGGTGATTACAACCTGCAAAAGGACGTATAATGCGAGAGTGATTTTTCTCTGCAATTCCAAAAAATTGCTATAATGGTGTAAATCAACACTTTGCTATTTGCAAAGTAAATCCAAAGGGCGAAAAATCGCTTCGGGTCGCTTTTCAAGAATTTCGGGTTCTGGGAAAGCGGCCTTTTTTGTAGGTACTTTTGCCTTGTTCAACACGATAACAGGCACATGGGATTGCTCAAGACATTAGGTTTCATCACCAAGAGCGCGACCCCGGTAGAGGGCGGGCAAACGGTTAACGCCAGCAGCGACATCACCTCACGGCGAGCGCAGCTGATGCGTGAGATTGTAGCCACGCCGTATGTGGCGAACGCAAACTTCGTCACTCTGTTCAACACCGTTCCCGAAGTCTTTTGGCCGGTGAACTATCTCGCCAGCCGTGCGGCAGGTGCCAAGTACCAGCTCAAGCGGTTCAAGGACGACACCGTGGTGTGGAACAACGACACCATCAACCGACTGCTCGTCAAGCCCAACGCTTTTGAGAGTTGGTATCGCACGTTGTGGAAGCATTTCGCCTACAAGCTCGTCACGGGCAACTCATTCATCAAGGCCGCCATGAGCGATGCGTTTGTCGGAGCCAAGACGCTCTACAAGTGGTGCGACCGCTATGTGACGCTGGAGGAGCCGTATGTGACGATTGAGTACAAGCGGCAGATGGGCGACATCTACGGTGTGAGCGATGTCGAGGACGTGGTGCAGTGCTATTACCACGACTACGGCCTGTCCGTTCACCGTCCTATCGCTCCTCAGTGCGTGTTCCACGACGTGGACGACACGTTCGGGTTCTACAACGGCGACCCGCTGAAAGCCAAGAGCCGCCTCATGGCGGTGCTGAAAGCAATCAGCAACCTCATAGCCGTGTACGAGGCACGCAACGTCATCTACGTCAAGCGAGGCGGTCTCGGCTGGCTCGTGAGTGAGACCACGGACGAGATGGGTTCCCGTTCATTGACGCAGAGCGAGAAGCAGCAAATTCTCGATGAGGCCGACAAGATGTATGGTTTCGGCGAGGGCAAGTACCCATACGGCATCAGTGACGTGAAACTGAGCTTTGTCCGCACGAACCTGTCGATTAGCGACCTCCAGCCGTTTGACGAGACACTTGCCGATGCGGTGATAATCGCCGGCATCTACGGCATCCCGCCCGTGTTGATACCTCGCAAGGACCAGTCAACGTATGCGAACCAGGCGAACGCCGAGAAAGCGGTGTACTCGTCGGTTATCATTCCGCTGGTCCAGCGGTTCTGTCAGGAGTTCACCCACTTCCTCGGCCTTGACCAGGACGGGCTGTACCTCGACGCTGACTTCAGCGATGTGGACTGCCTGCAAACCGGCAAGAAGGAGGAGCAGGAGGGGAACCGCCTCATCAGCGAC